GAAGGCGGTGGATGCATTAGGTGAAGCAATCTACCTGCTAGACCCTGACGAAGAAGACATTGCCAAAGAGACAGGCACGCATCGCATTGTCACAACATATGCAGAACTGACAGGAGGTATGGATGAGTGAACGAGAGTGGTTTTATAATGCTTATTGTGATTGGTATGACGGTCCCCCGGTTATAGAAATTCGTGATGGCAAGGAATATCTGCTTCGTATTCCTCATAGAACCTATTACAACGGAACTACAAACATTCCAAAGGTAGAAAGATGAGTGAAACCCCAGATGAATTTCAGATCAGCCTGCGCATCCTTGGCAACGAGGTGATCGGGCTGCGCCTAACCAGCGCCAGTAAGGCAAGAGCATGGGCAGCATTCGGTATCATTGCAACAGCTATTATGTTGACTATGTTAGTGGAAGCACTGCCTACAATACAAACACTGATGGGAATGTGATATGACTGACTACAATGTAACCCGTGATGCAGCAGGTAAGGTCACTGACAGGTTCAGCAATATGCTACGTGAACTAGAGGACGACTACGAAGAAGAGATTGTTGTCGTGTCTCTTATGAAGTACCATGCCCTGTGTAGTAAGCCTACCAAGACCGACAACACAGTGGGTGAATACGTCGAACCTGACGAAGACCTGCTGTGGGCTATTGAACGTGTGCTTGCAGATTACATGACAAGTGCAGACTTCAATGCTTGGATGCTTACCGTAAAGAATAAAACCAGCAAGTAATGCGGAGATTAGCACCATTATTTTCCGCAAAAGGTAAGGAGAATACTGATGGATATAACACTAGACACTGATGAGTTAGGTATATGGCTCATAGAAGAGACTGAGGAAGGTACCAAGCAGATGGGTCATATCTCTTGGACAGAAATCACAAGGGGTGTGCAAGATGCTCTGCTACAGGAACAGTTCCTTATTGCCCTAGCTAAGATAGACCAAGAGGATAAACTGCTATGAACGTACAAGAGGTTATGTCTAACGTACTACAGACCAGTGCGGCTGTAGAGATTATGAATGAATTGGTTGTCGCTACCCTAGCTTCCTCTAAGGAAATGCTAGTGTCAGAACGTAAACGATTGGATAAGATCAAAGAAAGCAGAGATCTATATCTTCACGAGGAAGAAGATTGGGAAGCTCTGGTGCAGGACATTGTGGCTTTAGATCGTGTCATAGACTATTATGGAGGCTAGGTATGGGACATTGGCACTATCAACTAATGTACACCAAATATGATAAGCCTAATGCTTTCGATGGTGAGGGTTACTATGCTGTTCATGAATACTACGAGATGGACGATGGCCCAGCTTGGACAGAGAACCCTGTAGAAGTAACAGGCAACAGCATTGAGGACGTGAAGAAGTCTCTTCTGCTGATGCTTCAGGACATAGATAAACATGGAGTGAAAGACTATGACTGAACAACCTTTCCTGATTAAACTTGAACAAGTCAAAGAACACGAGAACGGTGATGCTACATACACCTTCGATATGACTGAGGCTGCAGAGAAGTCTGTCATGGAGGAAGGCTTAAAGCTGCTACTCTTCTGTGGTGTAGCTAAGGTGGACCTGCAAGATGTGTATGACTGGATACTTGCACAGGGAGAGATAAAGCCTGAGGTTAAACTGCCAGAAGGTAAGAATCCACTGTCTGATGATTGGCTCCGTGAGAAGGCAGCAACGTTTAGCTTTGACGAGTACGGATACTATGGCGAGAACAATGGTCCAGTCGGGGGATATAAGTGATCCTTGGTGCATTAATTGTTATCGGAATAGGCTTCACACTGCTGTTGTCTATCGGTATACTTGGCTTCCTACTAGGTGAGGATTAGACATGCCAGAACAACCCAAAGGTCCGTGCCCATTCGAAGGCTGCGATGGGGACCACACCTTTCAATTTAACACTGACGAAGCTGGCTTTGGTCAGTGCTTCAAATGCAAAAAGGCATACCCAAGCAAGGGTATGCGGCTGAAGGAGTGGGCTGCGGAGAAGTACCCACTCAAGGAACGCAAGCAGAACCCAGGCTACTGGACGATCAGCCCTAGCAAGGCTGACTTCGTGAACCCCCGTGGCTTGTCTGAGGATACCGCTCGTATGTATGGCATACAGTCTCAGTATGACGAGACGGGTAGGCTGTACCGACTGGCTATCAAGTGGCCTGAGACTGTACAGTATCGTAAGATTGATGAGGCTGATGAGGGCCCCAAGTACCGCAACAAGGCTGGCGGTGGTAGTTTTGCCTATGATCTTGGTGGCCCCGAGTTCAATGCAGGTTCTTCCAAGAGACTGTACATCACGGAAGGCATGATGGATGCAGCCTCACTGTATCAGGTGCTTGGTGCCAAGTATCCTGTTCGTGCATTGCCCTCTGGTGCAATCACCAACGAGTTCCTGACCAAGAAGAAGAAGAAGAACTTCGACTACCTCAACTCTTTCCAAGAGATCGTATACGCTGGTGAGCTAGATGATGTAGGTCGTAGTGCTGCCGAGCTACTGTACTCAGCCTTCCCTGAGAAGTTCTACTTTGTCTCCATGACAAAGCATAAGGATGCCAATGAGTTCCTCTTGGCTGGTGACTCTGACGATCTTAAGTGGGCTGCACTCAAGCCACAACGTTACACCCCTGATAACTTCTTCTGTTCAGATGCTGCTGTTGAAGAGGCTATCCGTACAGAGAATCCATACGAGTACTACTCAACAGGGCACAGAGGAATCGACGAGAAGTGTCGTGGCCTAGTGAAAGGTGGCCTGACATTCATCAAGGCACCTCGTGGTACAGGTAAGACAGAGCTGATCCGGTACTTCGAGACAGCCATGTTGAAGCACGATGATGTACATGTGGCACTGCTGCACATGGAGGAGATGAAGTCTACCACCTATCGTGCAATGGCCACGTACGAGCTTGGGTTCAATGTTCGTACCAAGGATGATGCTCGTGACAATGGTGTGTCAGAAGAGGATGTTATTACTGCTGCCAAGAAGGCAACCAAGGGTGAACGTACGATCATCTTCGAGATGCGAGTACATGATGATCCCATGAAGCTGCTTGAGTATGTACGCCTTGCATCCACTGTGTACGGTGCTGACTACATCTTCGTTGACCACGTACAACGACTGGCCTACCTGTCTGCATCTGGTGTTGATGGTGCAACATCTACCCTGACTGCGTTAGGTTCTCAGATGGCCCAGCTTGCAAAGGAGTTGAACATTGGTGTAGTATTCATATCTCAAGTTAATGAAGACGGTAGGACCAAGTATGCAGCTGCCCTTGAAGAAGAGGCCATCATCTGTATTAAGATCTCCCGTGACGTTGAGAGTGAGGATGTTCTCGAACAGAACACCACCCACTTTTACGTAGACAAGAACCGACCCTTTGCTAAGTTGGGTGATGCAGGTACTGTGTACTACGACCCAGAGACAACTATACTAAGAGAGGACTTCTGATGATTGTATTTGACTGTGAGACTGATGGCTTTCTTGAGGAGGCGACTAAGATCCACGTCCTGTCGTTCACTCGTGATGGCAAGACGTACCACAGTCTGTCCGACTATTCGGACATGAAGAAACTTCTTACCGAGGAGACCATCCTTGTTGGCCACAACATTGTACGTTTTGACATACCTGTCTTGGAGAAAATCCTGTGCATCAAGATCAAGTCAAAGCTCTATGATACCCTACCAATGTCGTGGGTTATCAACACCGACCGTCCAAAGCATGGACTTGAATCCTTCGGGGAAGACTTCGGCGTACCCAAGCCCGTTGTCGAGGACTGGGACAATCTTTCATACGAGGAGTACAGACACAGATGCGAAGAAGATGTGAAGATAAACTGGCTCTTGTGGCAGAACTTGATCAAGAGATTCAAGCTTGTCTACGGAAACGACAAGGCCCTGATGGATCAGTTCTTCCAGTACCTGACATTCAAGATGCGATGCGCAGCTATGGCCGAGCAAGCGGGGTGGCGTATCGACAAGGCATTGGTCGAGAGATCTCTGGCAACCCTTACCCAACAGCAGGAAGAGAAGGTAGAAGAGCTTCGGTCAGTCATGCCAAAGGTGCCCAAGTACTCCACCAAGAAGTGTCCAGAGCAAACCTACAAGAAGGATGGGTCGTTGACAAAGAAGGCCGCAGAGTGGTTCGAGTTACTTGACTCTCTCGGCATCGACCGTACCCATGATGAACCTGTAAAGGTTGTCAGCAAGTACGTCGAGCCTAATCCAAACTCTTCTGATCAGGTCAAGGCATGGCTGTTCTCCCTTGGTTGGGAACCCTGCACCTTTGACTACAAGAAGAATGAGGATGGCACTGAACGTACTGTCCCTCAAGTACGCAAGGATGGTGAGCTTGCACCCTCTGTCAAGTTGCTAATCGAGGATCACCCTGAGGTTGGTGTTCTTGATGGTCTGACTGTCATTCAACACCGAAAGTCTATCTTCGAGGGGATGCTTGAGGCGGAGGTCAACGGCTATGTTCAGGCACAGATCGACGGGCTAACAAACACTCTTCGGTTCAAGCATAAGAAACCTTTGGTCAATCTCCCCGGCGTTGACAAGCCTTGGGGTAAGGAGATTAGGGGTGCACTGATTGCTCCTGAGGGTACAGTCCTGTGTGGTGCTGACATGGTGTCTCTTGAGTCTACAACAAAGCGCCACTTCATTCACCCATATGATCCTGACTATGTGGAGGAGATGTCTGTGCCAGGTTTCGATGAGCACCTCGATCTTGCAGTAAAGGCAGGCTACCTGCAGTCAGATGACTACGACTTTTACACCCGGTCTGATGAGGACACAGTCAAGGACAAGGCCAGGTTCAAGTCGATCAAGAAGATCCGCAAGAAGTTTAAGCCTGTGAACTACAGCTCTGTGTATGGTGTTGGACGTGTCAAACTAGCCCGTACAACAGGTATGTCAGAGCAGGAAGCACAGCTTATGCTTGACGCATACTGGTCACGCAATTGGGCTGTGAAAGCCTTTTCTGGTGATCAGGAGGTCAAGACTGTGGGTGGTCAGATGTGGGTACGTAACCCTGTCAACAGGTACTGGTACACACTACGCTACGAGAAGGACATCTTCTCTACACTCAATCAGGGTACTGGTGCCTACTGCTTCGATCAGTGGGTGGCCTATTACCTAACCCAACGCCCGAACATTGTCGGCCAGTTCCATGACGAGTCTATCAATGTTGTTAAGAAGGGTGAGGAAAAACAACATGAGCATGTTCTCAAATGGGCTATCCGCAAGGTGAACGAGAAGCTCAAACTAAACATCGACCTTGATGTTGATGTACAATTTGGCAACAGGTACTCAGAAATCCATTGACCTGTTGAAAACAAAGCTGATATAATTCTCAAGCCAACGCATAAAGGAGTTAGCACATGGCTACACGTAAAGTAAAACTGACCGGGATCGGTTACTGGGCAAAAGTCTTCGAAGAAAATCGTGACCTGACTGGCTACGAAGATGCACTGAAAGACATTGGTGGTCAGTGCACTATTGATGTTGACCTAGACGACACCGAGATGGCTAAGCTGCAGGCATCCAAGTCGATGCTTAAGGGTCGTCCAAGTGACGACAACGATGGTTGCACTCGTGTACGTTTCCGTCGGAAGTGGACCGAAAACTACGGCGGTGGTGCACCCCGTGTTGTGAAGGCTGATAACAGCCTCTGGGACTTCGATGTTGATGGTGTTATCGGTAACGGATCTGTTGTCGAGGTTATCCTGTCGGTGTACGATACGTCCCGTAAGAACATTGTCGGCACTCGACTGGAGAAGGTACGTGTTGTAGAGCACGTAAAGTATGAACGGGAAGAGGACGATGTCACGCCGCAAGCAAAGCAGGAAGCCCCGGTCAAAGAGCCAGAGCTTGACGGGGAAATCCCCTTCTAATCGGAATCCAATTGCTCACGATCTGGGACAGCCCAAGTACCACCAGAGGGTTGTCCCAGACAAAACGAAAATCATTCCGAGGAAGATGAAACATGAAGACACTGGAGACATTAGTTGACGACATGTACGCTGTTGTCAAAGGTCTTGGTGGGTGGGACAAGACCATCACCGAGTTCCTATCAACAGGCATTGCCGAGGTTGCCGAGCAACGCTTCTCTAAGAAGCAAGAGCCCCGTGCATACCTCAGCCTGTCTGGCATTGGTTCGCCCTGTCGCCGTAAGTTGTGGTACAAGATCAACGAGCCTGGGTCTGGGGAAGAGTTGTCAGCTGAGTCTCTGGGTACGTTCTTTTATGGAGACCTTCTGGAGGTTCTTGTTCTGGCACTGGCAAAGGCTGCAGGCCATGACGTTCAGGGCTCACAGGATCGCCTAGATGTCCACGGCATTAAGGGCCACCGTGATGCAGTGATTGATGGTGTGACTGTTGATGTGAAGTCTGCATCCAAGTTTGGCTTCGAGAAGTTCAAGCACCACAAGCTACGTGAGGATGATCCCTTCGGCTACATCAGTCAGCTTAGCTCTTACGTGTACGCTGGGAAGGATGATCCTTTAGTCCGCAACAAACACGAGGGTGCATTTCTTGTAGTACAGAAGGATCGCTTTAAGCTCTGCCTAGATCGCTACGATTTCACTGACGAGCTTAAGAACAAGGAGGAGGAGATTGAGGAAACTAAGGCTCTGGTTTCTGGGCCTATGCCAGAAGAAAGACTTGAACCTGTTCCACAGTCTTCAAAGTCTGAGAACACTAAGCTTTGTATGTCTTGTAACTATTGCGAATTTAGGAAGAACTGTTGGCCAGAGGCAAGAACCTTTCTATACTCTACCGGACCTGTTCACCTCGTTGATGTTGTGAACGAGCCAAGAGCACCGGAGCTTATCGAATGAACACTCGTGTTAGAACTGCAAAGCAGAAGGGTCGTCTGGGACAGCAAGAGATTCGGGACAAAATACTTGAGACATTCCCGGAGCTTGAACCTGACGACGTGAAGTCTACCAGCATGGGTGATGGGGGAGAGGACATACAGCTCTCCCCTGCTGCACGAAAGCTGATGCCAATAACCATCGAAGTTAAACGCCGGAAGTCTGGGATGAAGACTCAGTATGACTGGATCGAACAGGCCAAGCACCATGCCAAGGGTGAGCCTGTTGTTTTCTTCCGAGCAGATAGAAAAGATTGGATTACAATGATTTCTGTCGAACACTACATGGAGCTACTGAGGGGTTGGAAGAATGTTTAACTGGCTAAAGAAGTTTCGGAAGCCAGGGCCCAAGAGATCTAACATAAAGATCTGGGGTATAGTCGAGGGCCCGTTCTTCCAGCGGGACTTACCTGACCAAGGCTATGATCCAGACGCAGTAATGATGATCATGAAGCTTGAGGATGATGGTGATGTGTTTGATGCAGAGGTTTGGATGGATGACTTTGACCAAGCCTCTCAGATTATAAAACATTTCAAGAAGAGCATCACTCCACTTGAAATCGAGATGGGAGAGTTAAGTAATGATTGACAACAACCCATTCCCGACTATAACTAGAGGTTTTCCAGATGAGGTATGAGGTTATACTGCACTTAGATATCGATGATGATGCAGACTTCTTAGAGGCTGATCGAGAGTCAAACCCACAGGTTGTGCTGCAAGTCCTTAAGGACTACATCTACGACCTTGACGACATCCGTCTCGCATATATTGAAGTGGAAACATTGTGAACTACTGGTTGCTTACGTACATATTGATCCACTTTCTTTTCTGGGGATCAGAGTTAGCTGATGACGAGTCCGACAACCTCGACAAGGTTATTGTACTTAGTGTTGCGATAATCACATTCTTCTTCTGGCACATGTCTGGAATACTAACACTGCTGTAAAGGATAAGAGATGCTAAACGAGACTGATCTAGAGGCTTGGGAATACTACTCCGAAGTCTACAAGAGTAAACCAATGACCTTGAACGACTATCAACGGATGGCAGAGAAGACAGCCATCTACAATAGCACACACCAGATCCTATACCCTGCACTGGGCCTGGCTGGAGAGGCTGGTGAGGTTGCCAACAAGGTCAAGAAGATGTTGCGTGATAACAACTTTGATCGTGAGGGTTTGACTGCGGAGATTGGTGACGTGCTGTGGTACGTCTCAGCCCTGTGCCGGGACTTGAACATCGAGATGCAAGACCTAGCTATGGACAACCTAAAGAAACTGTATGGTCGCAAGGCTCGTGGCACACTCGGTGGGAGCGGAGATAAGAGATGAGTTGGTTTAGACGTTATTGGAATTACTTGTGCACATGGAGACAGCACAGGCAGGCAATCAAGCAGCTGAACAGATTAAGTGATGCACAGCTGAAAGACATTGGTATCAGTCGTTCTGACATTGACCGACTGGTGTGGCTAGAAGAAGACAAGACAATGCGAGGACGAGGATGAACAACTACCTACCTACTGACTACCAAGCATTCATTCACACCAGCCGTTATGCTCGTTGGCTGGAAGACGAAGGTCGCCGTGAAAGCTGGGGTGAAACTGTAAACCGTTACGTCAGCAACCTTGTGCATACTAAGGTAGACCATCAGACAGAGAACGAGATTGAACAGGCAATCCTGAACCTAGAGATCATGCCATCTATGCGGGCCATGATGACTGCAGGCCCTGCCTTGGAACGTGACAACACGGCTGGCTACAACTGCAGCTACCTACCCGTAGATGACCCTAAGTCCTTCGATGAAGCGATGTTCATCCTGCTGTGTGGGACTGGTGTTGGCTTCAGTGTAGAACGGCAGTTCATTAGCAAGCTGCCTGAGGTGCCACAACTGTTTGACTCTGAGACAATCGTGGTTGTTAAGGATAGCAAGGAAGGTTGGGCAAAAGCTCTGCGTCAAGTGATTGCACTCCTGTTCTCTGGGGAAATCCCCAAGTGGGATGTAAGCCGTGTTCGTCCTGCTGGTGCTCGACTGAAAACCTTTGGTGGCCGTGCCTCTGGTCCTGCACCTCTGGTTGACCTGTTCAACTTCGTCATTCGTGTCTTCAAGGAAGCCCAGGGTCGCAAGCTGAGCAGCATCGAGTGCCATGATGTGATGTGTAAGATCGGTGAGGTTGTGGTTGTAGGTGGTGTACGTCGCAGTGCAATGATCAGCTTATCTAACCTCAGTGATGACCGTATGCGTCATGCCAAATCGGGTCAGTGGTGGGAGAACAATCCGCAGCGTGCTCTAGCCAACAACTCGGTGAGCTACACTGAGAAGCCTGATGCACTATCCTTCATGCGTGAGTGGATGGCACTGGTCGAGAGTGGTAGTGGAGAACGTGGGATCTTCAACCGTCAGGCCAGCAAGAAGCAGGCAGCAAAGAATGGTCGTCGTGATCCTGACTGGGAGTTTGGTACTAACCCCTGCAGTGAGATCATCCTACGTCCATATCAGTTCTGCAACCTTACGGAGGTAGTTGTACGTGCTACGGACACTATTGAAACTCTGGAACACAAAGTCCGTCTGGCAACAATTCTGGGAACTATACAGTCCACCTACACCAAGTTCCCGTATCTGCGAAAGGTGTGGCAGAAGAACACCGAAGAGGAAAGACTACTGGGTGTGTCTCTAACTGGCATCATGGACAACCCCCTAATGACCAGCAAGAATGCTGCACTGGACAAGACACTGGAGCACCTGAAGAATGTTGCTGTCGATACAAATGCTGAGTGGGCTGATCGCCTTGGGGTTCCTGTTTCTGCTGCTATTACCTGTGTCAAACCGTCGGGAACGGTTAGTCAACTGGTCGATAGTGCTTCTGGTATCCATGCCCGTCATTCTGCTTATTATATCCGTACTGTTCGGGGTGATAATAAAGATCCCTTGACACAGTTCATGAAGGATCAGGGTATTCCCAACGAGCCTGACGTGTTTAAGCCTGAGCAGACAACGGTATTCTCATTCCCTGTAAAGGCACCTGACAATGCTGTGGTTACTTCTGATCTTACTGCTATTGATCAGCTCAACATGTGGCTGGCATATCAACGTCACTGGTGTGAACACAAACCCTCTGTGACTATCAACGTCAGAAAGGATGAGTGGTTCGAGGTAGGTGCATTTGTGTATGAACACTTCGATGAGATGTCTGGTGTTTCGTTCCTACCCTACAACGAACACACATACCAGCAGGCACCCTACCAAGAGTGTGGAGCAACAGACTACCACGAGTTGCTTGAGATTATGCCTGAGGCTCTCGACTGGTCTAAGCTTGCTGAGTATGAGAAGGAAGACAACACTTCGGGTATGCAGACCTTAGCTTGCTCTGGCGACAGCTGTGAGATCGTAGACTTGACGTAACTTTCGTGGTGAGTGTAGCACACGGCTGGAAGCTGGCCGACACGAAACGGAGACTAGGCCCGTCTGCACACCTAGATAAAATGAGGGAAACATGTACGTCATCATTACTCGAAACCAGTGTAACTTCTGTGACATAGCTAAGGAGATGATGAAGGGGTCCAGCATCCCCTACATCGAGTATAACGTTCAGGCAGCAAACGGTCGTTGGTTACTTGATCTGATTAAGAAAGCTGGGTATACTACAGTTCCCCAAATCTGGGATGATGAAGGCAACCATATCGGTGGCTACACAGAGCTTAAGGAGCATCTGCTTTGAAACCAGTACGCAAGAAGTTTAACCGTGCCTTGTATGAAGCCTACGATCAGAAGGCAAAGGATGCGTTGATCGCACACCTGTTGAACAAGGGTCATACCATCGAGGGTACAGCAGAGGATTACTTTGTTGATGTAGTCTCTCGGAAGAATGACATGCTGTACTACAACGAGGCTGAGGTTAAGGTCTCTTGGTCTGGCGACTGGCCTCCTCACTGGGCAGAGATCCGAATCCCAGAACGTAAGACACGCCTACTAGATAAGTACAAGGCAGGCTTCCTTAACTTCTACATCTTTGACAAAGAGCTTAAGCAGGCATGGCGTATCAAGGACACAGCCCTGACACCAGACAGACTCAAGGTTGCTTTCGGCAGGAACATTCACCGGGGTGAACAATTCTATCACATCCCCTACAAGGAAGCTGAACTTATTAGTTTACAGTAGCTACTCAGTGTGATAATATAACACTGCAGGTAACTGAGGATTTATATGGTGCAGCAAAAGCCGAAGCCAAAGACAAGACGTGTACGTACAAAGCATGATGAGGATAAGTCTAGCATTGTTCTCGTACCACGTAATAAGAATCAAGAAGAGTATATCAAAGCTCTCGATACCTCAGAGCAGGTTATTGTCTTTGGTCCAGCTGGCACAGGTAAAACGTATGTTGTTTCCACGTATGCTGCCAACGCCTACCACATGAAGACTGTTGATAAGATCGTTATCACACGTCCTCATGTCGCAGTCGGTAAAGAGATAGGCTTTCTCCCAGGGACGCTGGAAGAGAAGTCTGCACCGTGGGCCCTGCCTGTGCTTGATGTACTTGAGAAGCAGCTCGGAAAGGGTGTTGTTGAGACAGCCTTGAAGAACGGGAACATTGAGGTTGCACCCCTTGCACTAATGCGTGGTCGTTCTTTCGAGGACACGTTTGTAATCTGTGATGAGGCTCAGAACATTACACTACCTGAGCTGAAGATGTTGGTTACACGCATTGGTGAGGGGTCTAAGCTTGTGCTGAACGGGGATATTCAGCAGAGCGATCTGAAGGAAGCTGATGGTTTGTCGAAGATCGTACACTACACCAAGAAGCACATGCTTCCTATCCCCATCGTAGAGTTTACTGTGAGCGATATCGTACGTTCAGACATCTGTAGACTCTGGATTGAAACGTTCATCAAAGAGGGGGTCTGATGGTAGACCGAGTGAACAACCCAATGCATTATGGTCAAGGAAAGATTGAGTGCATTGAGTACATCCAAGACTTCTTAACTCGTGAAGAGTTTATTGGCTATCTTCGAGGTAACATTGCTAAGTACAATCACCGATGGCGATATAAGAACGGAGTTGAAGACTTGAAGAAAGCAGAATGGTACCACAAGAAACTGATTAACTTTATGGAGGACGAGACAAATGTTCACAGCATTAATCTTAGCATGTAACACAGGTTTTACAGACTGCCGTACATTTATGTACCCAGATCTGCTTGAGACAGAAGAGGACTGTATGGATTCGATTGGTCTTGGTATTATGCAGATGGAAAGCACCGGCCTGTTTGTCAAAGACTATCAGTGTGTGCTGTGGAGTGAAGACACATAGTGTATGGACTACAACGACCTCGACCCTTTCGATGTGTTTATGAGTGCACTTGCTCTAGCACTAGTGTCTGGCTTGGACGAGGAAACAATCTGGATTAGCTGTAACATCTCGGAGAGCTCAGAGGATTTTGATGTGGCGATAGCTGCAGCATGTGACCTTAAAGTTCTAGTGGAGAATCACTGTAAAGAGAAGAGAAGATGAAAGCATATGAGCAGGGATACAAAGACTTCAAAACAGGAAACCTTGACAACCCCTACAGGGAGGGTTCGAAGAACGCCAAGGACTGGCAGCTCGGCTTCAACAAAGCCTACTTCGAAAACCAAACTCAACCTGGAAGAGGAAGCCAAGAAGTTTACAGCTAAGAAAAGAAATCCCACCCCACCAAAACCATTAACATCCAGGATCTATCTAGCAGGACAAGCAATGTCTGCACTGATCTCAAGAAACAACGGTGTGGTAAGGCGGGATGAAATAAAAAGAGAAGCCTTTGAATGGGCCGACTTCATGCTGGAAGACTAAGAGGGGGCGTTAGCCCCCTTCTTTTTTACTTTAGATCCCCGTAGAAAATATCATCATACCCATCGAGAAGACGTTTGATCATCATCAGACTCTCCCAACCATTGGGTTGCTTTGCAATATCCTCTATCTCTCCCTCTAACCCCAGAAACTCTTTAACCTTTCTGACTTTAGTTTTATCAGCTTCAGAGATCTGACGTACGTAGTCCATAGTTCTGGGGGTACCCTTTGTCTCCATGAACTTTTTAACTTTACTCTTTGTCCTCTCTTGGATTCTGCTAACTATTTCCTGCTTCCTGTCAGTACTTAGGGTGAAGTAGTCTGGGTTATCCTTTAGAGCCTTTATAGACTCAGCCTCAAAGAAAGGTGCAGCAACAGAGTCCATGTAGTTTTTAACTTCAGCTGGTCCGCCCCACCTAACTGCAGCCCAGCTTGGGATACCTGCAGACTGGAACATACTTTCCGCAATCCCTGGGTAGGTGTTTGTTCTGCTACCACCTATCTGCTTGCCAACGTCAGTACCTTGAGCTCTACCTTTCAAAGGATCTGCAACCCGTGGCAACTCATCTACCTTACTCAAATCTGGGAACAGCTGGTTCATATACTTAAAGGCTTGGCTGTAAAACTCTGGACCTTGCTTAAGATCTGGGTTCATGTTACCCCCACGAGCTAAGCCCACTACGGTATTGATTGGATCAAGGGGTCTTGTTGCACCTTGAATAACCCTGCCGAGAGTGCCTGCTAATACAAGGCCAAGGGCCTCTTCGTAGTCACCCTCTGCAGCTACCTCAAAAGTTTTACTGAGACCCCTTACAACATCATCCAAGTCTCTAACAGCCTGGCCTGGACCAACCTGGGCAATGATTTCCTTCTTAAGGTCATCGGGTACTAAGGTTAAATCAATCTTTAGGTCTCCGTTGACGATAGTGTTAAGCAATTCCTCTGTGTTCGTGATAGGTTTATTGCCAACGTATGCGTGAGCAAGAGCTTGGGAGATTGCCCTGAAGGCTGGACGAGGCCAGTCATACCTAACATCTTTAATACCGCCAGAATCAGACAGCTCCTGGTTATAACCAAGCCCGTTCTGTATCCTCTCAAGTGCTTCGGGTATACCGTATGCAACCGCTGTCCAACCAACAGCAGCCTTACCCATAAGTTCTCCGAAGTCACTGTCTGCGATGTCAACTTTTTTACCACCGATATCAGATGCAAGTCTTCTTACAGCGTTGATACCCGAGAGATCCCCTGCTGTGGCCATTACGGAGTTCATGAAGCCACCAAAGGGTACAACGTAGCCAATCGCTGTTTTGTTTGTGATAGTTTCAATCGTTTTTGCTGCCTCACGCATCATACCCTGTGCAGGTAGGGTGGACCAGTTTACTGACATAGTCTCACGTAAGGTTCTGCGTGCAGCTTTCTCCAAAACGTTTTGATACTTTGGACTTGCAAGCACAGTCGCAAGGTTTTCTTGTGCAAAAAACTTTGTGGGGGTCATGCCGTACTCTTTCATGATGTACGTGTCCACGTTAGCACCGAATGCCCAGGTCTTTGAGAGCTCATCCTGCAGACGAACAAGTGTTAGACCTTGGACACCAGAGGTGACCTTGTCAATACCCTCAGCTACTACATTACCTGCAAGCCCGAAGGTTTCCGCTGCTTCTCTCTCACCACCCCCAGCACCGACTTCTCTGTAGAGCTTCTTAATAATTTCAGGGTTAGCCTCGAGTATCTTCATAGAGTACTCAAAGTTCAAGTCGGGAGAAAGCACAGCAGCGCCTCTCCTCAGTGGTGACATTAGGGATCCCCAGGCTTTGTTGCCAAGAGCTGCGGCCTTATTAGTGTCACCCACACCCTTAGCAGCAGCCCACTGCGTAGCGTATACTGCAGAAGAAACAAAGTCAGCAGCAGTATTAAGGGTAACCATCTGGGCAAAACCCTTAACGTTTGCACCAGTCGTTGATAGGTGTGATGTGATGAGCCTCTTGTACGTGGACAGAGCAAACTGGTTCCACTTGGGGTCATCAACATCTATGCCGCCAGTAGCAGCTCTGGCTAGTTGTTCACCGGTAAGTCCGGACTTCTCCAGTGCAGCCAGCCTGGATTTGATACCTAAGGCTCTACCACTCTCAGACGCACGGCTAATAAAGTGTGCAGACAAACCTTCTGCAGTGTAATCAAGATTTAACTTACGACCAGTCTTTGTTTCGAAAGACTTGATCGCAGCCTCCACTGTTGCGTCATCTAGAAACTCTTTGATCGCCTGGCCATATACACCAGAGATCTTATTATCCTTGATCATGTCAGCGTGGACAACGAAACCTGCGTCCTTCAGTGTGTTAAAGAAACCACCCTGCTGCTTAGCTTCTTTCTTGCTGAACAGGTTCTTAAGAGACTTGGGTTTGCTAGTGTCCTTGGCCCCAAACCAGAAATAACTTTCAAAGGCGTTCATTAGCTCCTCATCAGTGAGCCTTTCACCCTTCTTATTGATAACCTCTTTAGCAGAAACCTTTGCCTCTTCCCAAGTCAAAACCTTTTCAATGTTCAGGTTAGAGAACTGAGAACCTGTCTCAGCTTTAATCTTTCCTGCATCTACAACATTCTTAACCTGCCTCCAGGCCTCGTCAGAACCTGGCCGAAGCATGGCATCGTCTAACTGTTGATAGCCAACCACTGTGTCTTTAAGTAGGTCACTCTTACGTGCAGCACCCATAAGCTGTACCCCACCAACAATAGCTGGCAGGGCCATGGTGGCTGCAGCTGCAATGCCGGTCTGGGCCATGCTGTACTCTTCCTGGGCCCCTGTACGAAGCTTTACAGTCTGGTATGCTATGTCTGCCCCTACATTAAATACAAGTTCAGGTGCCATATAAGGGGCCGCCGCTGCTGCCTTGCCGATAGCTTGCTTAGCAACACTGCTGGACACACCCCTCTTCAGGTTCTCTTTGAGTGCACTGATTGCAACATTACGTGCGGCTACTGACCCCGCCCTTGTTGCTGTTGCGGACAGTGCTTTACCAATACCAAGGCTGGCTACAGTTGCAGGGTCAGCTACAGCAGCCTTTGTGTAGTCCCAAACACCATCAGCCATCTCCGACCACGAACCTTCTCCCGTAAAGATATTGTCCATGTTGTCGAACAGGTAGTACCCAGTGCCAAGTTTTCGCAGTGTCTCCGAATCTTGTACGGAACTGAAAGCAAGTTCGTTAGCTGTTGTGACAGATTGACCACCAGCAAAGCTACGCTGGTAGTTCTGCCAAGTCTCGAAGACATCTTCGAAGGGCATGTTGCGGTAGTCTCTACTGAGACCGCCGATTGCAGCACCACCCAGTGCAGATGCACCCCTACGTACAGCCTCGAAGCCAGCATTCTGAGGTCTGAATCTTGTCTCAAGGTTTGAGATTACCAGCTCTTGAAGCCTCTCATCTTTGAGAAAGTCCTCCTTTACCAGGGGACGGTTGTACTCTTTGACAATAGAGATAGGGTCGTAGGTACCCTTACTAGTAGGTACAACTACCGAAGATATCTCTGAGAGGTTTGAGGAAGCTGCTTCCTGACTTATAAGATCTGACAGGTTCCCAAATGTATCGGGCTCTGGTACCTGTACTTCACTTGTGTTGATCAGGTCCATAAGATTCCCAAACTGCGTGTCTGCCATACCCTAGTTCCTTAAAAGCACTGTCTGCCCGTTTGTATCTCTATAGGCGATTGGGCCGTTGTAGAGCCCAGACTGCCTTAACCACTGAGCTTGTCCCTCGTCACTCACCGTGATTGGTACAGTTTGAGTGCCAATGTCTTCACGGATTGCAGGGTTAAGTTTATCCAATGTGAACCTGCTATCTACATTGTCGATAATGTTTTGTACAGAGGAGCTTCCGTAAATACCAAGCAATCCACTAGGATCTTTGTACTCTTTATGGCCTTCTATCGCAGAATCGACGATGTTATACCTGTCTAGGACTGTTGTCTTTAGGTTCTCAAGGCTTGAGATATAACCCCGTGCTTTCTGTTTTGACTCGGCTGTACTACTACCACTGTCAAGGATTTTATACTGGTTTTCCAGTGTCGTGTCTATAGAGCTCATAGCTCTTTTCAGTGCTGCCTGGTCTTTGTTAGCTTCGCCCAGGGAGTACTCTATAACCATCTCCTCGACCTGCCCTACCTCAGTAACACTAGGACGGTCGATAAGAACTGGAGTATCAACAAGCATCGTACCTGGGATAATTTCTTCAAGGTCAGTCAAGCCAAGCTCTTCTGGGGACAAATCACCCAGCAATCTTTCTTTCGCATCCGAGAAGATTTTTTGCCTTGTGGCTGGTGAGTACTTAGCTCGTGACAAGTTGTCGTTCACCAGAGCAATATACTCTTCTCCCCTCCCGTTTTCCAAAGCTTTTTTGTACTGGCCTTCTACTGTAGCTGCCAACTCTTTTGCAGCCGCTATGTCGCCTGTACTACTTATCTGTTGAATTAGGGAGTCATCCACCCCAACCTTCTGAAGGCCTCTTAAGACACCTGCCATGGCTTTTGCAGACTCACCACTGGCTGCACGAGACAGTCTCGTCTTAAGTATTGTGGACTGCACATCTAGCTTAAGTTTCTCCTTAAGCATTTCCTTGTCGAAGGCACGTTGCTCTTCTGCCTCTTTCCTCCGGGCATCTAACTCTTTATCTTCACGAACGCCTTGCGCTACACCTTGCCAGAATCCCATCCTACATACCCTCTCTTGCCATCAAACCACGAGGCTTCTGTGGCGCTTCCTCTTCCTCCATGACGGGCTCTTCTTCCATCATGACTTCTTGCTCAGACTCTTCGTCCTTCATCTTCTGAAGGATCTTGTTGGTGTCAAAGATCTGGCGGCTCTTCTGGCGCATCTCTTTTTCTTGTTCAAGGTTAAGACCATCGTCGTACTCAATACCAGCCTCGTCAGCTGCAGTCTTCAGGAACTCATAGACCACAGGCGCAGCCAGCATCCCCGCATCGATAGTGTGCACACCTTCAGACACACCGATACGCATTACCCCTTTGACAAGGCTGTACAGGTCGATTGCACCAAACTCTAATGCATCCAGTATGGCAGACATGCGATCTTCGTCTGATAGTCTGATCAAGTGCATTTGCAGAACCTGCTCAGGATCTACAATCTCCGGGGGTCTCTCCCATGCGTACTTCCCAGGTTCTTTCGTCAGGGACTGCCCAGGGATGGGTGCATTAAACTCTGCCATGTCTTAACCTCAGTTAGAAAATTTGTTGTAGTAATCCCAGAGTGATGTTTTAAGTGCATCCTCAGGGTTGTATTCGCCGCCAGTCTCTACGAACTTCTTCATACCCTCTTTGCCTCCGAGGTGGCCGACAGCCATAAGACCTTCTTTATCCCACTTGCCTTCCTTATCCACAGTAGAGATCCACTTATCCAAATCTCTTAGGTGCCAGTTTAAGACTTCCATCTGTAAATCTGGGTCATTCTTAAACTGTTCTTGTGTGAAGTTCTTACCAGTTGCGTTCTTGAAGTCTTTCAACCTTGCTTCACCAAACTGACCAAGACCGACATAAGACCTGCCTTGAGTGTCGGTGTAGACAGCATCGGATTTACCACTACTCTCAGACATGATAAGTTTTTCCTTGAAGCTGTCCATCTCACCCTCTGTGTACATCTCAAAGGGCCTCTGCTTAGGACGCATAGAGACGCCGTGTTCTAGACCTAGACCCAGCTCTTCTGCAAAACCTTCTGGTCTTGCCTGGGGTCTGGTACTTTCAGTCAAGTCACTGCCAGTACCTTTTTTAATGTCACCAACAAAGTCTCTGATCTCTGCCATGTAGGCTACAGGATCAAACTCTTCTTTTTCCAAAGTTGTTGAGATTTCATCCTTAGCTCTCGCACCCAGGCCAGGCTTTCTTCTTTTACTAAAAGCTCTTTCGTCCTGTTCTCTGCGGGACCGGATACGACTCAACATGTTTATGTAGTTTCTTTTAAATTCCATAATCCCTATTCCTTAACCAAAGAGACCTTCCCAGCCGCTATCACTACCGCCACCAAACAGAAGCTTGCTACCCAAGTTGTAAAGTATGTAACCTTTAGCTTGATCTTCAGCAGCATTCTCCGCAGATGTTTGCCGCCACTTAGCAAGCTCGGCTTCCTTGTCTGCCATCAACAAACTTACTGACCTGTCAGCAGCACTCTCTCCCGCAGTGAAAGCATAGTCCATCAGGTCTCTCTCCTTCTGGAAGATTTCGTTTA